AACTTAGTGCTTGTTCCAGAACTAGCACCAGCAATAGTTAGATATTTACCAACAGTGGCAGTTTTAAATGCATCTTGTTGAGTTGATGTAGTAATAGTATTACCAGAAACAGTTACACCAGTTGCGGCACTCAATAATACAGTGTAGTCTAAAGAAGCCACATTGGTATATGTTTCTGTTGGATTATTAACTTTATTACCAATAGCAATCAAACTTGTTCTATGTGTATCAATAATTGGTGACAGTGCATCATTTGTACTACGCATTACAATATTAAATTTAACTGATTTGGCACCATTCAAGCCATTTGCTAAATCTGAATTTGCCTCATTCTGCTCAGAAGCAATCATTTTTGGCGAAGTGAAATAATTAGTTTCATTTGCCAATACACCACTATAATTAGTGTCTTTAACATAAGCTGCTTGGGTAGTTGAGTCAACAGATTTACCAGAAACACCTTTAATACCAAAACTAATTGGAGTTTCAGAGAATGATTGTAGTTGCACCAGTGGTTGAACTGCATCGTATTGAATATGTCTTGTAGCTTTAACTGTAGAACCACCACTATATCCAGATGAAGTTGCAGCTGAAGCAAGAGTAATACAATAGCTATCTAAATCAACATCGCTAATTGTATGAGTCGTATTAAATCCTGCAAATGCAATACCATTAACATTGGCAGTGACCCCACTAATAGTTACATAAGAACCAGATGGGATGCCATGATTTTGTTGCCAGACACGAACTTTGGCAACACCTGCTCTAGTTTCAAAAGGATTAATACCCAATGTTACTTTTGATAAAACATCATTGTGATATTCAATATTAGAATCCTGATTAGTTTCAAATTGGCAACGATAGATTGTGAACTTCAAATCTTGAGTTTGATCTGCTGTCCATGTAGAAGCGTTTTGTGATTTAAATAATGATCCAAGATATGGTTGTTCAGAAATTGTACGAGCAGTTCCTGGCATTTGATCACCAACTTGAGAAATCCAAACTTTATAGTTGTTTGAATCTGAAGCAAGAACAATAGCATACTCAGTATTTTCCTGAACATATACTGGGCTTGGGAATGTAAATGTAGTTGCTGTATCATATGAATTAACATCGACATCATCCAACAATACTGTATTTGCAGAAATATTTACATACTCTGGTTTTAGAGTCACACGAGAGAATGGAAGAACTCGTTTTCCTGGATAGCCATTAACTACCTCACGAATCTCTAGTGTTACTGGAACTGCTGTATCTTTACTAGCAAAGAAAACATCTACCTTAGATAAGAAGCAACCACCCTTTTGTTCAATTAAAAATGTTTGAGCAAGAGGATCCCACCAACCAGTATCAGCAACGACTCGATCAGAAGTTTGAGTTATAACTTGATTATCTTCAAGTGGTTCTTGTGCTAGTTCTGCATTACGAACAGCGTGAACTGTTCTTTGTTTAGTTTCAAGAATACCTTCAGCACGATAATTTGCTCTTGCACGAGAAGTAAATGCTCCATTTGCAGTTGTCACATCAACTAATTTTAATTCACGACTACCACAACGGAATCTTAATGATTCATTATTTGGAATGTTGAATAGTAAATTCAACTCACCATTAAAGTTAGAAATTAAAGTGCTACCAAGTGCCTTAGTTGTAATCGTTCCAACAATTCCAGTAGCAGCACCACTAGGATATTCTAATGGATTTGATGCAGTAATAGTTTCGCTAGTTGAAAATGTTCCTTGAATATTAACTACAAATAATGCATATGTACCAGCATCTGGATTATATTCTTTACCAACAACAACTGCAGTTGCGCTAGAAGATCCACCAGTAATAATGTCACCACGATTTAAACAAACTTGTGAATCACCATTAACTCTTCGAGCTAGAGCAGTAGCAGCTGATCCAACATTAGTTTCACTATCAAATTTATTATGTGTTACTAACTTTGCTGCAGCTGTTGCACCAGTAGGAGTATACTCGATTCTGCTGGCAGGAGTACAATATGCAGAAATATCAATACCATCAAAGAATGGATAGAAACGAGTATTTGGTTTTAATTTTTGAATTTGAACCAAAATATTTCTTGAACGAATATAAGGAATAGCTGCAGTGGATAGAACACGATCACCAACAACTTGTCTATCAATTTTTTCGACAAGAGTAGTTTTAATACCTGTTCTATTTTGACCAATTTGTGTGGCTTGAGTTTCTACAGTGACCTGACGAGCATTATCAATTGTTGCATTGTTACCTTGTCCAAAACGCTGGCGCAATTCATCAACAGAAATTCTAACATCACCCTGTCCAGATGCCCAGTTAGTTCCACCTGTATATACTACACGACCAGTACTAATTGGAGCACCAGTCCATTGTGTTTGCCATGCATTCCAAACTGTTCCAAGAACACCAGCTTTTTCAGCAATGTTTTTAATTGTGTTAAAATTTCCTTCAACATCAACTACTAAATCTGGACGACGATCTGTTTCAAACCAATCATCAGAAGATGGGTTAATTCTAACATCACCCAAGAATGTAAATACAGCAAATGGATTAATATTTTCTAAACGAGAAGCGTATGCTTGCGTAATAATAGGAAGATGATTAACAACAGGTAATGTAATAACATCACCATATAATTTGTAATTTGCTGCGGCACGATCGCTATCAGAAGAAATGGCTTCGATTAAGTTGACATTCTGCATTGTATAGAATGGGCGGAGTTCTGCCCTTTCCATATCAATAGAATTTAAATAATCAGGGGATGTTGTATCACCTGTATTGTGCCCAGCAAAATTATCTACAATAAATCCGTTTTTAAATCTATCTAAACCATTACTGTCTATAATATTTAAAGATTCTGTTTGTTGTTCTAACAATGATAGTGATGTATAATATTCTAGATTATCAATTCGTTTTTCTAGTTTACCGATATCACGCATAGTGTATCGTTTATTATCAATTCTATTTACTTGCACATTATTGTTTAATGTACCGAAAGTATATGGCTCTAATGTTAGATTATACAGAACAAGCCCAAGAGTTGGATCTAAAGGTTCGCCTGGATTTAGAGAAGATACTCCATCAAGCGCAAAGAAGTTTCCACCAAAATCTACGGCAATCTTAGTTTTTCTTGCTAGGTAGTATGAGAAGTCTGTTACAATATCAATGCCACGCTTTGGTAGTAATGTTACAGAAGGATTAGTTCCAGTAAATCCTGTACCTTCGTCATCAATTTTTGGTCTAAAATCAATAACATCTCGTAAAGCAGTACCTTGGAAATAAGGTAACGCACCATATTGAATAGATGCTGGATATGAATCTTTAGTAAAGTAGTCACCAGTACCATGAGTAAAGTAATCAAATGTTACTTGAATAGGTGCTTCTGGTGGAGCATAAGAATTTTTAAGGATTAATCTTGCTTGATCATAATGAGTAGATCTTTGTCCGTCATCCCAGATAAAACGATCTGAAATATCAATAGAGTAAGTAGCACCTGGAGATGCAAATGTTCCAGATTTCATCTTAACTGAGATTAGACGATAGCCATCACCTTTACCAAGTTTTAACTCAGTTACCTGAGCAGTTGCTGCAGTAGTGAATGTTTTAGTTGCACTAGGTACTAGTGTTTTTGTCTTCTTAGTTAATGACGCACCACTCTTATTAACAGCTGCAATAACAAAGACAGTTCTTCCATTTAACCCAGTGCTAACAGAAATAGTAGCATTTGCACCAGATGGAGCAACAGTGGCTGCAACTATTGCACCACCTGCTGTCGCATCAGTATCGATAACAGTATAGTTATCTTGATCTGCAGCAGAAGCCATTGTTCCAGATGCAGTAGAAATAGAGATTGAACCAGCAGATACGCTACTAGTAAATGTTTCGTATACAGTGTAAACTGTATCGCTTATTTCTTTAATTGCATAATACGGAAATGGGAACAATAAAGAAGTATACTCTGGTTCTTTAAGTTGAGTTTCAACTCTATCAATGGTTACACCAGTAACAGATATTGAGGCATCGACAGTTAAAGAAATTTGTGATGCAATTGCAGTTACTCTTCTTAAAGTAGTTCCTAAGAAAATATAATCGCCAACTTTAAGATCAGTTTGGAAAGAAGTTCCAGTACCAGTAATTGTTGTTGAAGCAGATGCTGTTGCAGAACCGATCAAACGAACTAATGTTCCAGATCCAACGGCTGTTGTAGATTCAATATCAGCAGTAAAGTTTAAGTTTGCGTCTGCGCTAGAACCAACATGGTAAACTGATTTAACATCTCTGTTAAAGTCATATCCAGAAGTCATCTGCACATCAAATAAACCTAATTTGTAAATAGCAGTTTGTGTGCCAATAGTTCCATTGTGGTATTCCATTAAACGAACACGAGCAGTACCAACTGCTGTTGCGCCAGAAGGAATAGTTCCAACTGCAGATGTAACTCTATTATAAAGAGTGACTTGTTTTAATGTATTGATTCCTGGAGCACCATTTACATTAGTTACAAAAATGTAATTACCAACTGTGGTTGGAATAACTGCATTATCAACTGAGACAAAATCTCTTGCCTTTTGCACTGTTACATATTCTGTAGCAGGTTTTTCAATCTCGTAACCTTGCACATATGCTTTTCCTGGTTCTAAACCAATTGCTAATTTTGCTTCATTAGCTTGCTGTGTAGTAAGATTTTCTGAAGTTCCTGGAGTGTAGATACCACGATTATAGTATGGTGTCTCGTTATATTCCCATTGAATACCTGATGTACCGCTACCCTCAATAGATCCGTCATAAACAAGACCAGAGGTGTGAGTTGGTGGAGTGCTACCTGAAGAAGTACCACTATTTTTTGCAACATATGTGTAACCACTATTGGTTACAACATCGCCATTTAAGTAAACACGAGCTGATGCCCACGCTCCACGATTATTGTTTCTATATTCACGAACATCTATCTCAAAATTCTTAACTGTGTAGTTACCAGACTCATCGTATGTTCTGTGAGCAAATTCTTTTTCAAGATATGAGTATTCTGATTTATCTACTATCTTTTGAGTTTGTCCAGCATTCGTGCGAAGCAACTCAATAAAATCTGTATCATCTGTACTATCTGATGCTAGTTTAGTTAATACAGCATCAATATAATAACGATGCGCACCTGGAGCAGCATAATTAAAAGAGTTTTGTGCATTATCAAATAGAGTTCCATCTTCTTCTGCAGTAATAATAGATTCAGAAGTAACTAAACCAATTCTGTAAGATGGATTATTTGTAAATTTGTCAAGAATAATTTTCTGTTCTGGAACAAGAACAAAATGTCCTTTGATATAATAAACACCTTGCTGAATAGTTGCAAGGGAACCAAGTCCTGTTGCCGAAGCTGTTGCAGCTTGAATAGTATATGTTCCTGCTGCGATTGTATCACCAGCAAGATTTGTACCAGCAAGATTTGTTAAAATGTCTGAATTGGAGAATGTTTTTGTTGTAGTGGTATCACCAGAATTTAAATAACGGATGAATAGTGCACCAGCATCCGCACCATCAGATTTAGTATAATGAATAACCTGTGCCTGTACACCAGCAGTGTTTTCAATAATTAAGCCCGCAAATTTATCTACAACAGTATCAGCAAGAACACCACCATATGTTGCCTCTAATTTTACATATCCAATTTTAGTGTCAATACCAATAGCACCTGGAATAACCATGGAGCCTTCTTTGAATACATGGTCACCAAAACGAGAAATTTGATTTTGCAGAATAGTCTGCATTTGAGTTAACTCTCGTGCTTGGACAGCATATCCTGGGCGATAAAGAATTTTCAAGAATCTTTTTGATTCGTTGAAATCGTCGTAATACGGTTCGGTGTTAAAGTCG